GATTAGATTTCCTAGTGATCTCCTTGTGCAAAGAGGTCCTATCTGGCAATTGGATAGATTGAAGATAACAATCAGCCTTTATGGACCTCTCTTGTCTATCAAGTCTTTTAACTACTTTTTGGTTGCTTGGGATTCTGATGATTTTCATGTTAGCTCCTATAAGGGTAAAGGTTAATGGTTAATCTTTGGCTTAATGGTGAATAAGCATCTCATAGCACCTTACAAACTCTATAAGGTGCTATAGGACAATTATTCAACAATAAACTCAGGTACTTCAAGCATCATCATAAGGGTGTTATAAGTCTTTAATACGTCTGGTCCCTTTTCTTTACATTTTTTACCTATAACATCCAAGTGAGTAAATATTAATACTTGGATTTGAAGCGGGGTCAGATCCTGCTGGACAGGGGCGACTATAGTGCTATCAGGTTCCTGTTTGGTGCTGACAGGGGTAGAGGTCTCAATGGTTTCCGTCTTCGTCTCTTCAACCTTCCCGTCAGGGGTCGTTGTCTTGCGGATTACCGTTTTCTTGTTGGTGCTGATAGGGGTATTTGGTCTAGCAACCCTATCGGCTCTTACATCGTAGTCACGATATTTCTTGCAGTATTTCAGGAAGTTGTTCAAGGCTATTACCCAGCTGTACTTGCAAGCAAGCAAGTCGCTCCAAGTACGATACACCATAGCCTTCTGCGTGTCTGACCACATGGACCTGGTGTACAATCCGCACTTTTTCGCTTCATTAAGCAGGTGTCTTTTGATATCAACAAACTTGACACCTTTTGACTTACACAAGGTCAGCAGGTCTTCATAGCGGTCCCTGCTCTTGAGATGAAATTTAGTAGCCTCCTGTAATGGAGACCAATATTCATTATCACTGGTCAGATTAAAATTGACAAGACCTTCAAATGGTACGCTCATGGTTATTCTCCTTTATCAATAATTTGGATTGCTTTTTTGTTGCTATAGACATCTATCAGCCTGTTAGACTTAGTCGCGTTACTTTAGGATGCTAACAGCGATAAAGTTTATCGACCCTAAAGGTGCAATCTAACAGGCTGAAAGACAGCTACAAGCTATTGCTAACTGTACCCCGTAGCGCACCAGTCAATGCGGTAAAGCTTCTGTTTCCTAAGGATGTCAATCCTTTCGGATTTCCTATGGCGATACAGCTTGAATTCGTCTGCCTGGGCTTATTGCCTGTTACAGCGGTCCCAAGGGCCAGTAAAGGACTGGCAATTATCAAAGAGCTTGGCACTTCCGGCATGGTCCTCTTTGACGAGGCTGGATTAACTCCGCTGCCGCTTAGGGAACCTATAGAGACCTTGGTGAACCTATTGGTCTGTTCCCTTGCCCCCTATCAATTCTAGGGGAAAACACATGGGGTAGGGGCATTAGCTCTGAGGGGGGCCAGCACCCTTTCAGCACCTGTGAGCCCCTGGCTGCGCGCTGGGGGTACCCTCTCAGGCGCTATATATCTATATAAAAACCCCCCTATAGCCCCTCATAGACTCATACAGTAACCTATTGAAATCTCAAGCTAAAGGCTTGCGCCTTACCACCTTTTGTGTCAGATATAGGTGCTCAGCGAACCTACCAGATCTACTAGAATCTATAGTTTAAATGATTCATTATTGGCCCAGTCGGTCGTACATAGTACCTGTAAATCCATATAACCACTAGACTTTTATATACACTATCGAGAACCCCAGCAGGGGGCCGGGCGCCAGCCTTTTCTTTTAAGCCAAAGGCTTTCAGCCCTAAGCCAAAGGCTTTGCCTTTTATTTTATAATTACGAGTCCTATGGCAACTACAAAGGTTAGAAAAGCAGCAGATAATATACCAATCAGTAGGAAATACAAGATCATAGAGGACTATCTAGATCCTTCTTTATCTGTTGCTGCTATAGCAGAAAAGTATAACACTACTCCAGGGGCTATAGAGAATGTCGTCCGTAGGCACTATCAGTCCCTACAGAACGTAAGAGAGACTAGAGTACTCATCTCATCTCAAGGAGCAGCAGGGCTAAAGGTTGCTACTTCCTCTTACTTGAATCCAGATAAGATTAATGAGCAGTTCCTAGAGAAGCTATCAGAACCTGATAGTCTATATCTTACAGACAGTGAGATGGTATTTGCTGAACTCTTTAACTTCAATGGAGATGAGATACAAGCACTAGAGGAAGCTAAGCTAAATGGGGGGCTTCATAAGCCTAAAGAGAAAAAAGATAGAGAGGAATATTATTCCGCTTTAAAACTCAGAGCCTTCTACCTAAGAAGGAAACCTAATGTAGTTAGATATCTTGAAGAGATCCAGAAAGAGAAACTAAAGACCATTGTAGAGGGTAAAGGATTCATTCAATCTCAACTTTTAGCTGTTATGGAGAAAGTAAAACATCTAGAGGGAGAACGAGCTGCTATTACTCAACTTAAGTGTATTGAGCAACTCGGAAGGACTCTAGGGGCTTTCGAAGATAATATTAATATTACTGGACTTGATGGTGATAGCGCAATAGACAGGATACTACAGAAAGCTAGAGACGCTAAAGCTACTGTAATAGAACAAGAGACTGAAGAGCAGTAGTCTAAAGGGGAATAGGGTCTGCAGCCCGATAAGGAAGATCCTCCAACTTCTTTTCCCTTTATTACATTTGGAGATATCTTAGGAGAAGATATGGAAACTAAAAGGTGTAAGTACTGTCATGAGGATTTACCCCTAACCGAGGAATATTTTTATTTTTCTAAAAATAGATTTGACAATAGATGTAAAATTTGCAGGCAAATACTAAATCTTATAAATAGAGAAGAGAGAAGCAGACAAAATAGAGACAGATATCTAGCTAATAAAGAAGATATAAAACTTCAAAGGCAGTTTTTCTATGAAGAAAATAGAGAGTATATTTTAGAACAAAAGAAAGGCTACCATAAAAGAAATAAAGAGAAGAAACGAATCTACAGACTTGAGAAAAATTTTGGAATTAAAGAAGCAGAACTCCAAGAGATGCTTAATGAACAGAGAGGATGCTGCGCTATTTGTGGTGAAACTCTGGTAGTTCCAGAATCGATTAGATCTTATATGGTAGATCACAACCACAACACTGGTAGGGTTCGTGGATTACTTTGTAATTATTGTAATTCTATATTAGGACTATCTAAGGATAAAATAGAAATTTTAAAATCTGCAATTAAATATTTAGAGAAAGATAATGCCATTAACTCAGATACAGTTTGAAGAACTTTTAGAGTTATGGTCTGAAGATAATGTTTTAGGAATAGAGAGCCTATTTGACTGCAAGTTAACAGGGCAACAGCAGGAGTTAGTAAGGCTAGCTTCAGATCAAGCAGCACGAGTTGCAGTTTCTTCTTGTACAGGCTCTGGTAAGACTGCAGTACTTTGTATGATGGTATTTATGTATCTACTAACCCTACCAGATTGCCGTATACTTATTACTGCCCCAACCTCAAACCATCTAGAAAGGGTCTTTAGAAACGAGCTTGAGAAATGGTACAGAAGGATGCCTCAGCAGTTTCAAGACATGTTTGAGCTTACATTAAGAAAGGTAGAATACAAGGCTAAAACTTTTGTACAATTTGCATCTCTAGTTACAGCATCAGCAGAAAATCGCGAGGCTTTAGCAGGAGGTCACTCAAGTAACTACATCATTATAGGTGATGAAAGTTCTGGTATCAACGAGGAAGCTTTCGATGTTCTGCTAGGAACTCTCAGCACTGGTGAAGGTGGTAGGTTCATCTTAGTATCTAATCCAGTCAGATCGTCTGGCAGATTCTTCGAGATCTTTAATAGGGAATTAGGATCTTGGAAGAAGCTATATTTCTCTGCTTTTGATAGCCCAAATGTGAATAAGGCATGGGTCCAAGAGATGGAGGATACCTACGGCTCTGACTCAGACCTCTATCGTATGCGAGTCCTCGGCCAATTCCCCCGTGTAGGTGTCTCACAGTTCATCTCTGCAGATACAGTAGAGGATGCTGTGAGGAACACACTGGACTTCCGTGCATATCATAACTTCCCTAAGATCATGGGAGTGGATGTAGCTAGATTTGGAGATGACTTAACTGTATTTGTAGTGAGACAAGGCCCTAAGATGGTAGATTTTAGAACCTTTAAAGGACTAGATACTATGGAGGTATCTACAAAAATAGCAGAGTATCAAGCAATGCAGAGATGTGCTGGTATCTATATTGACTCTATTGGTGTAGGTGCTGGTGTAGCAGATAGATGTAGGCAACTTAAGCTCCCTATTAGGGATGTTGTTGTCTCAAATAAATCTACAGAACCTGATGTGTATTGTAACTTAAGATCCCAGTTGTGGGGTAAGATGAGAGAATGGTTAGATAATGGGGCTGATATCCCTAGAGAAGCTACAGAGAAAGAGACTAACCTAGCTGCTCAACTTACGTCAATGGAATATGGTTACAACAATAAGAG